CTCGATCTTGGCGTAGTAGTAGTTCCCGGTGTCGGTCCCCTCCTTCCGGCCGGAGCGGACCAGCTTGGTGTTGTTGGCCGCCCAGCGAAGGGAGGGCGTATCCCCCCAGGTGAAGAGGCGGCGGCTGAAGCAGCTGTCGATCACCGGCTGGACCTTCATGATGTCGCTGGGCCGGATGAGGCGGACGTTCTTTCGCTGGGAGGCGTCGAACCCCACCGCCTCCAGGGCCCGGCGCATCAGGGCATAGCGGAAGTTGTCCATAGCCAGTCCCACTATGACAAAGTGCTGGGCTGCTTGAGCGATATAGTCCGCCAGGAGCTCCGGGGCGATCTCCACCTCGTCCACCGCCGTCACCTCCCCCCAGTCCCGCCAGGGGGCCTTGATCCGCCCCAGGTCCGGCGAACGCAGGCACAGCCACGACCGGGAGATGTCGAAGCGCTCCTCCCCCCGCTTGAAGTGGAGGTCCACCGAAGCCCAGTCCCGCATGGAGGCGTAGTCCAGCCCCGCCGTGCAGTGCCACCCCTCCAGGTCCGGCAGGGGCCGGTCGGTGGCGGCGATGTTCTCCCAGTCCGTCACGGCAATGTCGGCGTCCGATTGGGGCAGGTTCATCCGCTTGGTCATGAAGGCCGGGAGCTTCTGGGGGCTCTGCTTCCACTCCCGGTACTCCCTGCGGACCTCCTCCAGGAGGTCCGGGCGGTAGGGGAGGGAGGGGTTGGCCTTCTGCCAGTTGGCCTCGTCGCCCACCTCCTCCCGGCTGTCCAGGCGGCAGAGGAAGGGAAGGAGCCCTCCGTCTGCCTCGCCCCGGTGCAGAATGCCCGCGGCAGTCTCCAGCAGGTCGTCCAGGGGCCCGCCCCGGATGTCGCCGTTGGTGGTGTAGTAGGTCCGCCGGGGGTGGCGCTTCTTCCCCAGGCCGGTGGTGAGGACGTTGATGTTGGCATAGTTCTCGTACTGGTGAATCTCGTTGAAGATGCAGATGCCGGAGCGCAGGCCGTCCTTGCCCTTGGGGCTGTTGGTGCGGCCCTTCATGACGGACCTGGTCTTCAGCCCCGTGACCTGCTCTTTGGTCCAGTAGAAGTGCCGCTTGAGCTTCCCGGTATGTCCGGGGGCCTCCAGGGCCTCGATGACATCCAGCACGGGCCGGGTGGCCTGCTCCTCGTTGTTGGCGCAGATGTCCACGTCGTACCCCCGGATGCCGTTGTAGGGGGAGAGGAGGCAGAAGCTCTCCAGGGCGATGCACCCGTCCTTCCCCGCCCCCCGGCCCAGCATCACCAGGGCGTCGGGCCACCGGGGCAAACCGTCCGGGCGGTAGGTGCAAAGGTGCAGGGCGAAGAGGAACGCCTCCCAGGGGTACACCGTCTCGAAGGGGAAGTACTTGGCCATGTCCAGGTAGTGGTCCAGCTGTGCGCTGTCCGTGCGAAGGTCCTCCTCCTCGAAGCACCGCCGCACATGGGCGCATAACAGCTTCTGGTCCTCGCAGGCCCGGACCGCGCCGCTCTCTACCTGCTCCAGGTAGGCGAGGACCCGCCTATCCAGTTCAGAGCACATCCCCGTCCCCCGCTTCCACGAAGTCGCTGGTCTTGAACCCCATGGCGTTGAAAAGCGCCATCATCTGCCTGGACACCTGGACAGCCAAGGATACGCTCCGGTTTTCCGTCTGCCGCCCCCGATCGTCCGTGACCGTCAGGCCGCGCCGGGCGATATCCGCCTTGAGCTCCTGCTGGAGCACCCAGAAGTCCAGATATTCCTCCACCTTGTCGGCATAGACCGCCTGATCCAGCCCCCGCTCCGACAGATTCTCCAGCATCGCCCGCTTCAACACCCGGAAGCTCTTGCTCTGCCGGAAATTCTTGGCTTTTCTCTGATCCACCGCGCTTACCGCCTCCTCTCTGAGCAGCTTTGATTTTTATCGCGCCGCGCGTGCGCCGCCCCGCGCGAAGCCCCGCCTTCTCCCTTGTCATGGACCCACCCGAGTAGGCCGGTCTGGATTAAAACGCGTTTTTTTCGACCGGGGGGTCACCACCGCTCCGGCGTCAGCGGCCCGCGCGCCTCCGCCTGGACCAGCCGCTCCGGGTGGCAGACCGTCTCGTGGCACGCCCGGCAGACGGAGACCAGGTTCCGCCGCCGCTCCCCGGTGGCCGGGTCCTCCACCCAGACCGACAGGCCGAGCTCCGGGTACTGGTCCAAGTGGCAGCGGTGGTGGACGATCTCCGCCCGGCTGTGCCTGTGCCGCGCCTTGCAGAGCTGACATTCGTGGTGGTCCATTGTCAGGACCTCCCGCCGGACGCGCCGCCAGGCCCGGCTGTCGTAGAAGCTGTTTGCACTCATGGGCGCCGCTCCCTTCGGCCTGTTCTGCACTGTCTGTCTTCCTCCGGGCTGTCACCTCCGGGCAAAACAAAAAGCCTGAACCAGCACATGCGCATCTTGCGTCTCGTGCGGCTCAGGCTCACCGGCTCAGGCTCAGGTCGATATTCAAAAATCGCTCCCGCTTGCAGTGGCGGCAGTAGACAAAGGCTTTCACTCTGCCGTCGGGAGGCAGGCGGAGAAGTTTCATCTCCCGGCACTCCGGGCAGTAGACCCATCCGTCCTTTACGACCAGTGTATCACGTTTTTCCATCACTTGCAAGGTGCATCCTCCTTTTTGTCAGTTATTCAACTATATTTCAAGTTAGTAATACAAATTAAAAATGTTTTCCAACGCTCTCAATGTGCCATGCGTACCGGTACTTGCCGAACTCATTCTCCGTGCTGTAGGTGCCGTGGCACCGTGCGTCCTTTGGTATGGGAATCTCCCCGCTGCTGTCCCGCCACTTCTCCGGCGGCGGCAGTTTCTCGATCAGCGACCGGGAGCAGACCCACGTTCGGGCGCTGATTGGGATGGTGATGCCGTCGGTGGCCTCCTTGTTGAAATACTTGGCCGTCCGGCGGAAGCTGTCTCGGGGATGGAGCAGAAGCGGCTCGTCATCCACGCCGCCCAGCTTCCACAGCCAACGCACCTCCGCCGGGGAGAAATCGCTGTCCCGGAGGACCAGGTGGATGTGATAGCGGTGGTCCCCGTGGCGGCCCTCGATCAGATAGACGTAGTCGAAGGGCGCACCCTTCTTCCATTTCTTCAGCCGGTACAAAAAGCTCCGCCACGCCCGGCGCACGTCCTGGAACCTCCCCGGCTCGTGCTCCCGGTCGAAGGTCAGGGTGTAGGTACTGCCCTCGAAGCCAAAGAGCGCGAGGCGCAGTTCCAGCCGGTCCACCCGGGTCCGGCACACGGAGGAGTCCCGGGGCGGACGGAGAATCTTATTCTTCTCCGTCCGCTCGTAGGGCGTGTCGCCGGAGGACAGCCGGGGGCGGATGGCCCGGCACTCCTTCACCAGCGGCCCGGCCCGCTGCCGCACACAGGTCCAGATCAGGTCCCCGTTCATGGGGCGCTCACTCCTTTCGGGGATTGTGTCCAAGTTGGACACATCGTGCATTTCCCCTTTTCTTCTCATGGAATGTGTCCAAGTTGGACACAACTTATGTTTTCTTCCTTCTGGGCGTATAAATCCGATTTTCAACGGCCCGTTCAGCCTTTCGCACTTCGCCCAGCAGCTGCTCCAGGCCCTTGATGACCGCCCGATTCTCTTCCATCCAGGCAAGGACCGGCGCGGTCTCCGACAAGATGTCCTTTGCCGCCCGGCGCTTTCTGCGGATACTGGCCAGCTCCAGCCCCAGGGCCAACACCTCGCCGTCCGAATGGACCTCCAGCTCCAAGGAGTGGTGGATGTCGTTGGTGATGGCGTTTTGCCTCCAGCTCGTCCGCTTCTGCCATGTGATAGCGCTGTTCGCAGTTCCTCAGGAATGTGAGGAAGCTGTCTATCTGTTGACTCGTCATGCGGGGCCGCTCTCCGCCGCCAGTTCCCTTAGCCGCTCCAGCCCGATCCGCTCCCGGCCCCCGGCGTCATAGCAGATGTTCTCATACAGCTCCAGCCGGGCCCGGAGCTCCGCAAAGGCCCAGCCCGCCGTGTAGAGCGTGGCCACGATCCCCTCCAGCGTGTCGATGCCGTCGAAAAGGGATTCATAGACGCTCAGCCCGATCGCCGTCTCATCGCTGATGTCGATCTCCAGGCCGTGCATTTTCACGATTTCACGGAGGTAGTCGAAAAGCGAGGCATCCGGGAACTCCGGTCCCGGGCCGCCGCCCCGGACCCAGGTCTCCCCGTTTTTGATGTAGAAAAGGTTCAGCGCTGTTTCGATATTGCCGCTGGGGTGATCTGTTGTAATGCGGTTCATGTTGATTCCTCCTCTTCTGTTTCCCTTGGCAGGGGCTGGATTGTGTCCAACTTGGACACATCCACCAGCCCAACGAGATGCACCGCCAAGCTGAACAGTCGCAGCGTCTCCGGATCGGTGTACCGAATAGGCTTCCCGCAACAGGGGCACGGGTCACCGGTCTGATAAATCTTCATGACAGCCTCCATCACACAACGTACTCGCCGAAAATGTGCCCAGGTCGGACACGTCCTTCGCAGGCGTCCTCAGCCATTCAGCACACACCTGGACGGTTCTGCTGTCAGATGCCTGCTTACAAAGCCGGGCAGACAGTCCCAGCAGCGGGCACACCGCCGGAACCAGCACCTCGTTTACCAGCCACAGCGCCAAGTCCTCGTCGCTCATGGTCCGCAGGTGATCCCCGCGGCTCAGGCAGTAGGGATGCTCCAGCCGCATCAGCTTGGTCAGCGCGCCATAGACTTCGGGCGGCAGGGTGGTCAGGTCCACGCCCTCGATCCCCCACTCACCGCTGGGCTTCAGCCATGTCAAAGGTTTACTCATCACAACACCTCCTCCTTGTTTTGGGAAATGTGTCCAAGTTGAACACAACTTATGTTTCCTCATTTTCCTCCACCCTCAATCGGACCTTCAAATACTCCGCGAACACCTCCGCCACCATCTTCTCTGCGGCCCAACGAGCCTTTTGGCCCATATCGCCGGGCAGGGCGGCGAGGATGTTCTCGATTTTCCGGTATACCTCCGGTCCGTCCTCTTTGGGAGGCTCCGGCGCAGCGCTGGGAGGCGCTTCTTCCTCCGGGCGATCCGCTTCGGGGCCTCGATGCCCTCCACGCCCGACTCCGCCAGCACGGCGCGAATCTCCGCCGGAGTGACCATGTTAAGTTCCGCCAGGACCTTGATGTCCTTGTGCTTGTTGGCCGCATGGGTGTAGTGGCGGACGATCTCTTCAGGTGTCATCTGCATACAGTTACCTCCGTTTCTTCCTCCGGGCTTTTTCGCCGCAGTAGGCCCGGATGATCTCATCCAGCTCCCGCTGGGAGGTGTTGGCCACCAGCTGACCGTAGCTGACGCCCTGGCGGTGGGCTTCCAGCACCAGGGCGGTCAGCTCGTCCGGCGGGGAGGCGTATTTCCTGTCTGACAGGTACGTCATAACTTCGCCCTCAAGGCCCGCTCTACGATCTCCAGCGCCCAGCGCAGGACCGACGCGACATCCTGGTCGATCTCCTCCGCATCCGCCAACAGCTCATAGAGCTTATCCAATCCAGCCCGGTCCATGGCGCTGATCTCCGCGCCCCCGCCGGGAGCGGGCGCAGGCTCTGGAGGCGGGACCGGAGGAGGCGGCGGCTCTGCCCGCCCCAGGCCGTCTGTTACCCCCAGCAGGTAGTCCGTGGAGCAGCCCAGGACCTTGGCGGTCTGAGCAGGAACTCCCAAACGACTGCGGGATAGCTCCGCGCCAAACCACCGCTTATCCTCTGGGAAATGCCCTTCCGCATATTCTCTGACCTGGCCAACGGAGTATTGGTCATGATATTCCCAAGAGATACGCGTATCGTCCGGCAGCCCTGCCGCCTCGATGGCCCGCAGCACCCGCCGGGCATTGGCCTGGGTCTCCCTCTGGTACTGCCGGGTAAGCTCCTGCGCTTTGGCCTCCGCCTCGGCCTTCTGACTGTCCCGTTTCTCCTTCCGCACAGCCTGGGCCTTGGAGCACATCCGGTCGCAGGGAGCGTATTCGTTTTGCGCCCGTGGGCACTCCAGACAGCACGTCCGCCCGCCGCACATCTCGTAGGGATGCTCCAGGTCGTGCCGGAGGAAGCTGTCTCCCCGTTTGCAGGTTTTTCCGTCCGGGCACTGCATCTCTGGCTCCCACCGCCACCCATCGCCGCACTTTTTCAGGAGCATATCCGCCACATTACCGGGGATGTCCGTGGAGATCAGCGCCAAGCGCTGCTGCAAATCCTCCGGCAACCGTGCCAAGGCATACGCCGTCTGTTCCGGGAGCTTGTCCTTCTCGAACAGCAGCAGGAACTCCGGGGCCTTCAGCTTCTCCCGAATGACCTTCAGCCGGGCCAGTTTCGGCGCGGACACCTTACACGCCGCCGCCACCTGGTCCCGCATCCGGCCCGGGAACTCGTACCCCTCCTCCCGGAGCTGGTAGAGCAGCAGCTCCATCCGCTCTGCCTGCTTGGCAAGCTCCGCGTTGGTCAACACCCGGGCGGTACTGTTGGCAAGGATCAGCTGTAACTCCGCCATAGCCGGACTCTCGTACCGCCGTACGGTGCAAGGCACCTGCCGCAGGTCCTCCCGGGGATTCTCCGGGTCCTCCACCAGCAGGCGCAGGGCCGCGCACCGTCGGTGGCCGCTGAGGAGCAGGTATTTCCCAGGCTGGTCCGGGTGGGGCGTGACCAGCGGGTACTGCTGGAGGCCGTCCATAGCGATGGAGTCCGCCAAGGGTTTCAGCTCCGCACGGTCCACCCGGTAGAAATTGGCCTTGTTGTCCAGGATATCCTCCAGGGGGATTAGCTGGACACTGGGCGCGGCGGCGGTTGTGTCCAGGTTGGACACCGTCTCCATGAGGCTGGACAAATCAAAGTTTCGCTTTGCCATAGGGCCTACCCCCTCTCCAGGTATTCCTCTGCCAACCGCCGGTAGTCCACACTCGCGGCACTGCGGGGGCTGTACAGATACAGCGGTTCCCGCTGGAACGTACACTCATCCACGATGTCTGTCCGGCGGACGGTGGTCGAGAAGACCGGGACTCCGCTGTCCCGGAGGATCTTCTCCGCCTGGTTGACCACGTCCACGTTCCGCCACATGGTGATGAGCACCCCGGCCAAAGTCAGCCGCTCGTTGACCTTCCGCATGGAGGCGATCTGCCGCAGGAGCTCCGCCATGCCGTCGATGGAGAAGGCGTCCAGCTTGATGGGCACGATCACCTCGTCCGCCGCCACCAGCGCCGCCCGGGCGCTCAGACTGAATGCCGGGGGCATGTCGATGATGGCAAAATCGTAGGTATCGTCCTCCGCGACGGCCAGCAGGAACTCCCGCAGACGCCACAGGCACTGGGCGTACTCAGGCTTAGGCGCGGCGTCCAGCTCCGCAAGAGACATACTAGCTGGGAGGATGTCCAGATTTTCGTACGCCGTCCGCTGGACGATCTCCGGCCAACACGGCTCCGCCTCCCCCAGCAGCACCTCCCGGAGGGTGGTCCCGTCCTGGTCCGCGCCGAAAAAGGTGCTGGTGTTGCCCTGATGGTCCGCGTCGATGAGCAGGACCCGCTTCCCGTGCTGGGCGGCCAGGACCGCCGCCAGGTTGATGGCGGTGACGGTCTTCCCGACGCCGCCCTTCAGGTTCATGATGCAGATGGTCTTCAAAATCAGTTCTCCTCCTTCCCGTCAAAGGGCGTCCTCCCGCCCTCCGGCAGGGCGTGGAAAATGTTCTGCTGAGGGTCCGGCTCCCGCTTGGAGGGCGGTATGTAGGTCTGGTCTGCCTTGGAGAACCGCTGCTTGTCCCCGTCGAAGTCCAGCATCATATGCCGCCCCGATTCCCCGTCCTTGTTCTTCACCACGTCCAGCACCCTCTGGGACAGCGGCGCGTCCGGGACCGCCTTGTACAGCAGCATCACCACGTCCGCGTCCTGCTCGATCTGCCCGGACTGCCGGAGCGAGGCCATTGTGGGCGGCAGGATGCTCCCGTCCTTTCGCCGCTCCATGCGGCTGAGCTGGCTGAGGGCGATAATGACCTTCCCTGTGGAGCGTCCCAGCTGTTGGAGGCCGCTGGAGACCTGGCTGACCCGCTCGAAGTCGTTCAGGGGCCGTCCGCCCCGGGCCGCAGGGATCTTTTGCAGATAGTCCACCAGGATCACATCGTAGTGATGGGCCATGGCGTAGGACCCGATGGCGGAGACGGTCATGCCGTTGGCCTCGATGAGTTCCAGGCCCGGGGCCGTCAGGCGGGAGCGGAGCTCGTAGACCCGCTGGAAATCTGCCTCTTCCAGCTTCCCGGTCATGATCTGCCGGAAGCTCAGCTGGGCCTGACAGGCCACGGTCCGGTCGTGGAGCTTGTCCGCCGCCGTCTCGTAGGAGAAAAAGCCCACCCGCCGTGTTTTGGCCCCGGCAAAGGCGATCTGGAGCGCAAATGCTGTCTTCCCCGCGGAGGGATACCCACCGATGACCACCATGTCACCGGCGGCGACATGGACCTCCTCGTCCAGGCCGCCAAAGCGCCATTTGAAGTACTCCGGGGGCTTTTTCGGGTCGTGGCGGATGAAGAACTCCCGGAACCCGTCCTCCATCGTCACCCGCCGCACCCCGGACCGCTCGCACAGGAGCAGGTTCCCCCGGTCGATGAGGGCCCGGCAGGCCTCCTCGTCCGCCGCCCGGTTCAGTTCCTCTCCCAACTGCCGCAGGCGGTACAGGCGGCTGGTCCGCTTGAGGGTCTGGGCGTAGGCGTCCGCATTGGCGGAGGTGAAGGTCCAGTCAATGTACTCAGCGATCCGGGGCCGGTAGGCGTCCCCCAGGTCCGCCGCGACCAGCAGGGGGTCCACCGCTTCGCCCCGGTTGTAGCGGTCCCGGATGACTTGGAAGACCCGCTTCCCCTCCGGCGACAGGAAGTCTTCCTCTGTCAGCGCCAGCATCATGGGGCCCACCGCCTTTTCGTCGATCAGCATCGAGCCCAGCACCCCGGCCTCCGCGCTGAGGGCCTCACTGCTCAGGGCCAGCTGGTTGTTGTTTTCGTTCATATCCATGTTCCTCCTTCTGGAAGCACGGCGGCGTTTTCCCCGGGCTTGCCCTGCTGGGACTGCCCGTCCTCCTTCAGCGGGTAGACGCTCTCCCAGCCGTGGAGGATCGAGGTCTCCAGCAGGGCCAGCTTCAGTCCCCGGTCGCCGCCGGACAGTCTGTCAAGTTTGTTCAGCAGTATTTTCGCCGCCCGCTGGGTGTGGAGCGGCTTTTTGATGTTTACCCGGCTCTCCTGGAAGTCCGCCAGGAGCTGCCGGAGCTCCCCGTCCTCCCCCGCGTACCCGTCGAAGACCGCCGCCACGCCCTCCGGCGTGTTGGGCTTTCCCGGCGGAGACGGTTTAGGGGGTAGGGGGTTCTCCATGTTAGTTTCTACATGGTTATTACATGTACTATATATACATTTGCCGTTTTGGGCACTCTCACCTGCCCGTTCTGACAATTGCATTTGACGGCCTTGACAAATGCAATTACCGTTTTCGGTCATGCCGTAGAGCGTCAGGAGCTCATCACCGGGGGTATACCAGGCCGTGCGGTCCCGGTGGTCGTTGTTGAAGCTCCCGGCGAGGATTGCGCCCTGCTCCTTGCAGCTGTCGATGATCCGCCGGATCTGACGCACGCTCCACCAGGGGAAGAGTTCCTGAAACGCCTTCACGGAGTTGAAGGTCCACCAGCGCCCATCCTGGTAGTTCCGCTGGTTCGCCCGGTTTTCCTTGTACCAGTACATGAGGGAATCCAGGAAGATCGCCTCCTCCAGCCCGTAGCGCAGGGCCACATGGGCGTAGCCGGTGATCCTGTCAAGAGGCTTCATACACTGCCCCCCTCCCTCTGCCCGGCGGCCCCCTGCGTTTGGGGCCGAATCGTTCTCTTCTGCATGGCCGCGTTCCTCCTTGTTCAGATGGGCGCAAGGGCCCTTACATAGGGCAGGAGATGGGGAAAAGTTGCGTATGCGTGTGCAACGCTCTTCCATTTTTCATACAGGGATTTGGGACCTGCCTCTGATTTTTGTCAAAAAGTGCGCAAAATCCGGGATTTTTTATAGAAGTTGCCCTATTGAAATTCCGTGGGGCTTTTGGTACACTTTTGTTGTCATTTGGTGTGTACCATTTGCCACCCGCCCCTTGTGGATGTTCCCGCATCCGCAGGGGGCATTTTTTGCGCGCTTCGTCACGTGCGCTCACTCCTTCCTCTGGTTTGCATAAATTGTGTCCAACTTGGACACATCGTGTTCTTTCAGCTCTCCCTCCCCTTTGCGAACCTGATCTCGTAATAGGCCTTGTTCGCCCGGGCCGCGAGGTCCATCAGGGCCTCGAACACCGGCAGCTCCACCTGGTCGATTTGTCCATCCGCCACCATCCGTAACAGCGCACGGTCCACCCGGCTGTCCACCAGCTCCAGGATACAGCTGACGTACTCTGCCGCGGCCTCCGCCAAGGGCCGGTCCACCTCGAAGTCCGGCAGCAGGCCGTTGAGAGCGGTGCTCTGCTCCCGCAGGTATACCCCCGGAAGCCACGGCGCGTCCAGGACCTCACCCAGGATGCCCAGCGCCTCCAGCGATGCCATCCGCGCCCCGGACTCCCACGCCCGCACGCTGTCCGCCGAGTACCCGGACCGCTCCGCTAACGCTTCCTGGGTCAGACCGCTACTCAGCCGCGCCCTTTGCAGGGCATTCCGCTTGTTTTTGTCCATGGACCTGCCTCCTTTTTTGGGGGTATGATGGTGGTGGGCTACCTGCGCCTGGACAGGTACAGGCCGCCGTCTTCCGTCAGGTAAGCATTGCACAAGCTGCCGTCCTGCAAGAAGACCCAGCACTCATCGTCAACGGCTTTTATGGCCGTGACCTCCTCCGTGTCGAACCGGGCACGCAGCTGCTCGATGATCTGAACGACACGCTGCGCATTGGCAACCGCCTGGTCACAGGGGTCCTCGATGTACTCCTGGAGCTTGGGGGCAAAGGGTTCACTGCCGGTATTGCGGAGCGGCGCTTTGTGGGGTTTATCCTTGGGCATCGCACTGCACATGGCGGCGATGGCCTGCTCGCAGCAGCCGTCCTGCTGGTCTACATACGCCCGCTCCTCCGGCGTGAGCTCATTCCGCCACTCCTGGGTCTCCGGGTCGTTGGTCTCGCTGTCCAGGCACCAGTCGATATAAGCTTTGCGAGATTTTTTCATGTTTTTCTCCTCTTTTTGGTTTTCATAAATTGTGTTCAACTTGGACACATCTCGCTTTTAGCCCTAGACGACCTTCATTCCCGGTACATACTTGAACCGGACGCCCTTCGGCTTGCCGCCGGTATAGAACACCGGCTCAACGACGTGACAGGCGAGATACGTCTCCACCTCATCCCGCCGGAAGCGGAGGCTGTGCCCGACCCGGTAGGCCCGCAGGCCGTCCGGCTTCTCCTTGAGCCGATAGACGGTATCGGCGCTCACACCCAGGAGCTCCGCCACCTGCTGGGTTGTCATCATTGGTCCTTGCACGCTGTGTCACCTCCTTCGCACTGCGCCAGAAGCCACGCGATCTCCGCCGCGTTCTGGGACGCGTCCAGCCGCTCCTGGGCCAGGTCCCGGGCCGCCTCGCCGTCGAGGCAGGCCAGCGCGGCGGCCTGGTGCTCATAGAGCTGGACCACATCCCCCAGCAGTCCGTCCAGAAAGTCGAACTGCTCCGGGGTGAGCGTGATGTGATAATTCATGGTTTCCTCCTTCATTTCCGCCCCGGCCTCCGGTATGATGGAGGCCCGGTATGACTATTTGATGCTCCCCAAAGACAAGTTGTTTGAGGATGAAGAAGAATAGCCTCCTTTCCTTCGTTTTGTTTCGGCTACGCCCCGGGCCGGTTGGCTTCCTGTTTGGGCGGGTCCAGGCCGTAGAGCTCGTCGATGGTGCACCCCAGTTCGGCAGACAGCCGCGGGAGAATTTCGCTCTTAGGTGCTCGATCCCCTGATTCCCACATAGTCACGATTGAGGAAGAGCGCAACCCTACCCTTCTCGCTAGTTCTCCTTGTGTTAGTCCTGCTTTTTGCCGCAATTCACGTATTCTGAAACAAGTTTTCATTGCCTCACCTCCGTTTCTAACAGAACGTGAGACAACTATATAACAATTGGTGAGGTTTGTCAAGAGGGATATTAACATTTTGTGAGAATTCTTTTTTTCTCTTGCAGATATTCACTGTATGTGATATTCTGACAATATGTAATCCTGGGTGGTGATGGTATGTTTGCAGATAGGTTGAAACAGCTTAGACGAGAAAAAGGGCTTACCCAAATACAGCTTGCAACCGAGCTCAATGTTGCGAGCGGAACAATTGCAATGTGGGAAACTGGAAAGCGCGAACCAAATTTTGCAATCACTATGCGGATTGCAGATTTTTTCAGCACTTCTACGGACTATCTGTTGGATTATTCGTCTTCCCCTCCTCAGCAAACCTTACCGCCAATAGAGATATCATCTGTTGAAGATGCGCTTCTTTACACATATCGGGTCGCCTCTCTTGATGACCGTGAGATTATTGATAATATTATCCGCCGTTATTCGCCTGCCGAACAGGCAAATAACCCAGCGTAAGGTTATACAGTTTTCAGAAATAGAAAAAACTAAGAGAAAAAAATAAAAGTGTCCAAGTTGGACACATGGTAAAATAGAAGGGAGAAAAAATCATGGTATGTCCGAAATGCGGTAGCAACGACGTAAATGTCCAGGTTGTTCAAGAAACACAACTGACAGACAAGCATCACGGGATTTTCTGGTGGCTGTTTATTGGCTGGTGGTGGTTGCCACTCAAATGGCTCTTTTTTACACTGCCCGCGCTGATTGTTAAAATTTTTGCGCCCAAAAGAAAAAAACTGAAACAAAAAGAAAAAAGCGTTTGTGTTTGCCAAAATTGCGGGTATAAATGGGACGTATAAAAACGCACCGAGGAGCGTCCGGCATAAAAGTTCCCCCGCCCTGCCGGAGGAAGTACTGAGGCACGGTCATCGACTTTGCCCCGTACATATAACTGTCATGCAGAAAGTATGCCTCTGTCAGAACTGCGGCCATAGCTGGATTTTGGATAAAAAATAGGCGCCCAACATAGGCGAATGGAGGGGCATCGACCTTGCCCCATACATGTGAAAAATAAAAAAGCGTGTCCAAGTTGGACACGCAAGGAGATTCTATGATAAGACTGCCCCGGAGTTACAGGCCGCCGTTCGCCGGGTGCTGGGGTTGGCTTGATGGAAACTGTGTTTGTTCGGCCAATATGAGGAGTTGACAATGACCATTCAGTATTCCCGAGATGCACTGAAGTTCCTCGCAAAGCTGGACGATAGATCTATTATCAGGATAAAGACTGCCGTCCATGGTCTGACGCAGACCCCGCCTGTTGGAGATATCAAGCCTCTGCGAGGTTATCAGGATGGCCGTAAGCGTCTCCGCGTTGGGAGCTGGCGCGTAATATACAAGTATGGAGTTGAAGACCTGACCGAGGTCCTGCTGGTCCTTGACATCGGAAATCGAGGAGATATCTACAAGTGAGGAGGGTATTTGTATGTCTGATATAGCGATGGATGCCGCTCGTCTTTTGGAAATGCTGCCTGAAAGTGAACAGCATTTTGCCTATGAGTTGATCAAAAAACTGGTCCGTGCCTGGGACCCTGATTTTACTCGTCTCACCCCGGAAGAAGCTAATCGGCTTGCAGTAGCGGAGAAGAGTGGATTTGTGGATGAGAAAGATATCGACTGGGAGAATTTGAGGCGGACATACCAATGACGGCGTCTCTAGCGTTCACCCCCGTTCCGTTTGCTTTGGCTGATTGCTTGGGGCTAGCTTGCCTGCAGCTATATTCTAGTTTTGTAATTGTCAAAAGTCAATTTGAAGCAGACCATAAAACATCCCTCATGCCAAATGGCGGGGGTCGCATAAATGGAAAATAAAATCAGTGGATTGAAATAAACAGCAGTAAACAACGGAATGAGATTGATCTTGCCATATGTAAGGGAGGAAAGCACTATGGCAATATGCGCCTGTGGGGAGCCAGCGAAATATCTGTTATGCGGCCGCTGGTTCTGCGAGGAATGTATGTGGAAGGCCTTGGATAATCCGGTCCCCGCGACACTCAGAAGGAATGTCGTGTTTTTCGATGAAGAAAACAGGGAGATCCACGCTCCGGTTTGCTCGATCTGCCACGACAGGATCGCAGATCTTGTCATTTCCGAAACGGCGTTTTGTCCGGAGTGTTCTGCCGCGAAAAAGGAATTTCCAGATGCTGATGAGTTTAACGGCAGTCTGGATGCCGCAGGAAAAAAGAATGGCTTGTATAAGGGCGCCAGCATCATCGACTTCCCGGATGAGTATGTCTGCGTGGATGTGGAGACCACAGGGCGGAGCTACTCAGAAGATGAGATCATCGAAATAGCGGCCCTGCACGTAAAAAACGGGGCTGTCTGCGATACCTTCACCTCCCTTGTAAAGCCCTCGTGTTCCCATATCCCTTGGACATACGCAGAAATACAGGAGAGAGGATATACGTCCTTTTTCGACGTTCCCTATTCCGTTTTCCGGGACCTTTCCAACCGGAGGATCCTCCCCGGCGAGATTGTAGAGCTGACCGGGATCACAGACGATATGCTCCGGGACGCGCCAGCGATTGACGAAGTGATACCGAAGTTTTGGGAATTTGTAGGGGACCACATTTTAGTCGGCCACAACGCGGTCTTTGATGTAAGCTTTTTGTGCCTTGCCTGCCAGACTTGCGGCCGCCTGTTAAAAAACGACTCTGTGGACACACTGCGGCTCGCCCGGGGCCTGCTGCCGGAGCTGTCCAGCTATAAATTGTCCAGCCTGGCAGAGCATTTCAACATTACGAACGAGACCGCGCACCGTGCCGGATCGGACGCCCTCACAACGGTGAAATGCCTGGAGGCGATGAAAGCGCTTGTTTTGCAGACAACAACGGTCTCTGAATTCAGAAGGGATTTTTCGGACCCCGCCTGGAAGCCCTCTGCCAGATCATTGAAGAAACTCTATGCTCAGAAGAGAATTCGGCCCAGTGAGCTTGCCGCTCCCGGCACGGTTGACCCATCCCACCCGTTATGCGGGAAATCCATCGTGTTTACCGGTGAGCTCCACATGCCAAGAGCCGATGCCGCACAAATGGCGGCGGATGTGGGAGCTGTTGTGAAGACTGACGTATCCTCAAAAACGGACTTCCTGGTGGTGGGTCGGCAGGACAGGGCGCTGGTTGGAGCTTCTGGTACCAGCGCAAGGGAGAGAAAGGCGCAGAAAATAAACGATTCCGGAAAAGGAAGCATCCAGATTCTTACAGAACAGGACTTTCTCCGGTTGGCAGGTCCTCGATTGGAAGCAGGTGTGCTATGAGCGAACAGGTCACCTTTGCAGGATTTGAGGCGCCGCACGAGAAGGAGCTGGCCGCCTATCGCGAGATCCTGCCCGGCCTCCAGGCGGCCGCTGCGGGGGCTGGCGCCGACCCGGCGGCTGTCGCGATCAAGCACGGAAAAACATACTCCTCTATCTGGTATGGCTCCATCATGGCTTTCAGGCTGAAACTCCGCAAGGATGCCAGATACATAGAAGTCCCGCTGGAATCAAAATCCACTGTACAGCAGTTAGGGGCAGCAGAGGGGCAGAAGGAGGTCTCCGGCGGGTTCTGGCGCGTAAAGCTGGGGCCTGAGCCGGTCACCGAACATGCCTCGGAGCTGGCCGATGTTCTGCGGGACGCGGTCGGCCGCCTGCCCAAGGAGTGGGACTGCTGTTCACGGTATATGGAGTGCAGTGACGCGAAGCAGTGCGTCCACCCGGAACCTTCTTTCGCGCTGAAATGCGGCTATAGAAAGATATTGGCTTCTGGAAGGGTATATTATGGGAACAACCGGAATGTAGATTGATTTTTCTCTAAGTACCTGCCTTTTCAAAAAAACCGCCCATAAGGGGTGCTAAAGTTGGGAAAGCCTTAGCACCCCTATTTTACCACAAAATAGGAGGGAAAATCAAGATGCCGAGGCGCGCCGAATTCTATTTTGACGGTACATACTACCGCAAGCGGATCAAGCTCCCCGACGGCCGCTGGAAGGACGTGCGGGCGAGGACGAAGGAGGAGCTCCGCTCCAAGCTCTACGACATGGAGACGGCCCAGCGCATGGGGCTGGTGCTGGACGGCGAGGCAACAGTTGCAGAATTGGCGGTGGAGTGGTATACGAACCGCAGTGCGGGTCTCTCGGCGGCCCGGCAGGGGGACTACCGCATCGCGATCAACCACCACATCTGCCCGGTCATCGGGGCCATGCGGGTCCGGGACGTGAAGCCGGAGCACTGCCAGCGGGTGATGGCCCAGGCGGCGGAGCTGTCCAACTCCGCCCAGCAGAAGATCGTCAGCACGATGAAACAGCTCTTCTCCTGCGCTGTTGACAACGGCCTGACCCTCCGCTCGCCTGCCGAGAAGATCAAGGCCAAGGGGAAGAAGGCGGAGGAGAAGGCGCCCCTCACCCGGGAGCAGTGCGCCCAGCTGGAGGCGGCGGTGAAGGGCACGCGGGCGTATATTTTCGTCATGCTGGGGCTCTATGCCGGCCTGCGCCGGGAGGAGATCTGCGGCCTCCGCTGGCAGGACATCGACCTGCAGTCCACGCCCCCCAGGCTGACGGTAAATCACGCCATGCGTCTGACGGGCAGCAGGGCGGAGTTTCCCGCGCCGCTGAAGTCGAAGGCGGCGCACCGGACCATCCCCCTGCCTCCGGGGCTGGCCCAGGCGCTTCGGGATGAGAAGAAGCGCACCAACAGCGACTTTGTTCTGCACACCTCCGACGGGAGCCCTCTCACCTACCAGAGCGCACGGAACATTGTGAGCGTCATTGACCGCCGCTGTCCCATGACGGAGGGGCAGAGGAAGCGGCGGGAGCGCATCGAACAGGAGCGCGGAAAGCCCATCGCCTCCAGGAGGCCGCAGAAGAACATCACGAAGCTGACCTTTCGCGTCACGCCCCACCAGCTTCGCCACACCTACGCCACCCGCCTGGTAGAGAGCGGTATGAACATCAAGCAGATCCAGTATCTTCTGGGGCATGACGACGTACATCTCACATTGAGCATCTACAGCCATGTCACGCAGAACCGTCCCGAGGAGCTCATCGGCGCGGTGTCCGCCGCTTTCTCCGCGCCGCAAGAGCCTGCATTGGAAAGCGTCTGACAAGCGGAGAGCGCAAGGGTCCGGGGCAGATTTCGGGGCAAACAAACTGGAAGGGGAGAGAAAAACCATTGCTATCAGTATATTTTCGGGCTTTTTGCGCCATGCCTTTTAAGCAGTGGGCCCGGGGTTCGAATCCCCGACGGGTCACCAGCAAAAAGCCCTGCAACCGCAATGGTTGCAGGGCTTTTCGGCGTGCGTTTTACCCGCAGATACCCCGTCCTTTCCGCGCTTTTCCGGGGCAGAAGCAAGGGCGTTGGGGGCACTTTTGGGGGCACAGGTCTTTCCTCCCAAGGCGCGGTCCACCCAGCGCCCGGGGGCCCCCTGTCCGGCATGAAACTCCACAGACAAAGAAAGGAGACCGTCATGCCGGCCAACAAGAATATCTCGAATTTCATGAAGCGATATAAACAGGAGCATCACTTATCCGTACTGGCGCTTTCTGAGCTGCTTGGCATTGCAAAGTCGGCGACTGTGACATATCTAACCGGGGCCTGCAATCCCCGGCTGGATACACTGGAAATCATCGCTGAGAAATGCGGCGTCACTGTAGCAGAAATCGTCTCCGCCCACCCCCGAGAGTGGGGGCAGGCGGAGATAACAGAGCGGGCGGCAAGACTGTTCAGCAGCCTGCCGCCCGAACGGAGGGACAGGG